TGGGCATGTTGAGCGTTGATCTCGATCCGAGTGATCTTCGCAGCCGTCTAGTCTCGCTGTCTTCGGACGGCGAGAAAATCTTAAAGCGTGCCGTGAAAACAGCCTTTAAGACTGAATCAGCGAGGGCAGTAGCCGCCGCTTAAAAGCGACACAGATCCAAGGGAGACCAATCCATGAAACTTGTTGCACGCGGGGGAACCTGGCAAGTCCACTTTGACGACTTGTCAGGTTCCCGCCAACGTCTATCCACCGGAATCAAAATCGACCCTTCGCTCCCCGACAAAGGGAAGGCGGAGGCTTCGCGCGTGGGCGCAGAGAAGATGCGCGCAGTCCTGCTGTCGGGCGATGCACCGACGTCGCGCGCGGGCAAGCACAACACCTTGGGCTATGCGCTGATGCGAACCATGCGCGAGCGATGGGAGAACACCAAGTCCGGGACCACGACGCGCTACAACGTGCTGCGTCTGGTCAAGGAAGTCGGCTACTGGCCGCTCGGGTCCGTCGACTACGAACGCCTGAAGGGCTATGGCCTGGAGCTGGCCGAGGCGGGCGACTCGCCGGCCACGCGCAACCGGAAAATGTCCCTGCTGCACACCGCCATCGAAGAGGCGTGGAAGCGCAAGGAGATCCCCGAGATGCCGCACTTCCCGCGGTGGAAGGAGGCGTTCATCAAGGAACGCTACCTCTCGCACGAGGAAGAGACGGCGCTCGCCGATAGCATGGCCCGGCACACACCGGAGGTGGACGACTTCGGGCACTACATGATGCTCGCGGTTCCGTTCCTCCTCGACACCGGCCTGCGGGCAGGGGAGATCCTGCTGACGCGGACCCAGGATCTCGGCGATCGGATCTGGCTCCCGCACGGATCGACCAAGTCGGGCCGCGGACGCTCGGTGCCGCTGACGCCGCGCGCGCGGGACTGCCTGACGAAGATGATGGCGTCGCCGGTCCACAGGGAACTTCAGGATCTCTACTGGAAGGACAAGACGGTCCCCACGCAACGCCTCGGCCGGCGGTTCAAGCTCGAAGCAGCGCGCGCGGGCATCGAAGGGGTCACCCTCCACACCCTGCGGCATACCTGCGCGTCCCGTCTGGTCCAGGCGGGCGTGTCGCTGTACGCGGTCAAGGAATGGCTCGGGCACTCGACGATCCAGATGACCGAACGCTACGCGCACCTCGCACCTTCGAGCCTCGACTCGGCGGCGGCGGCGCTCGCGGCGGCCAATGTGTCAGCAGTCCAGGAAACGGTTGCCGATAAGCAACCTATTCCAGCACCGATTGGCACGACTTCGGGCGATTTCCGCTAAGGGAATCAGTAGGTTGCAGCGAATCAACTGCAACCTAAATCCCACTGAAGCCGCGACGTAGAGCGGTTTACACGCTTGGCACATGGCACACCCGACACCGAATCGGGCTGTGCCAGCTCGTGCCGGGCTTCTGTGCCCGCGGTCATACGTGGGAATAGCACTCGGGGCGAAGCCCCAATACCAGGGAGAACTTCAGGTGGAACAGCAGACACTTCAGGACCGCCAAAGGGCCATCGAGCACGACGCTCTGGCGCTCGGGATCACCCGCTACCGGGGCGACGAGCCCCTGCCGTGGCAGAAGCGGGCACACGAGCACGGCGAATCCGACCTCGCCCCCGGCAAGACGCTGCTGAAGCAGTACGTCGAGCCCGTCGGCCAGGCCCTCACCGAGTTCCTCGACGCGACGATCGCCGGCAAGGCGGTCCACAAGTCGGCGTCGGCGAAGTACCTCGTCCACATCGACCCGCTCCAGGCCGCCTACCTGGCCCTGCGGTTCGCCATCAACGGCGCCTCGGCCGGGCTGACCTTCGTTGCCGTCGCGCGCCATATCGGCGACGCGATCCAGGAGCATCTGGACATGCAGAAGATGGCCGTCCAGCACCCCGGCCTCTACGCCAAGCTCTCGCGCCAGCTCGCGCGGTCGACCTCGTCGTCGCACCGGCTGGGCGTGCTCCGTCACGTCCGCGAGAAGTACGCTCTCGAACAGCTCCAATGGTCCATCAAGGAGCGCATCCAGATCGGCGCGAAGATGATCGAGCTGCTGATCGTGGCGACCCCGCTGTTCCATCTGGAGCAGCGCAGCCGCGGCCGCAAGGATCAACCGCAGTACCTCGCGTTCACCCCGGAGACCGTCGAGTGGCTGGAGAAGACCCACGGCCGGTGCGAGCTGTTGTCCCCGATCCACCTCCCGATGGTCGCGCGGCCGCGGAAGTGGCGCACCCCGTACTCCGGCGGCTACCTGACGAACATCCTGAAGCCGCGGCTGGTCCGCACCCGGAACCGGAACTACCTCGACGAGCTGGGCGGCGTCGACCTGACTGCGGTCATGCAGGCCGTCAATGCGATCCAGGAAACCCCGTGGCGGATCTCGAAGAAGATCCTCGACGTCCTCGACGAGGAGCTGGAGCGCGGCGGCGGCATCGCCGGCCTGCCCCGGCGCGGCAACCTCCCGCTCCCTCCGGTGCCCCCGAGCATCCCGTCCGGCGTCCCCTCGAACAAGCTGACGGTCTCGCAGCGCGAGGAGCTGACGGCATGGAAGGCGGAGGCGGCCAAGGTCTACCAGGCCAACGCCGAGAACGAGCAGGAGCGTGTGGTCCTGGCGCAGAAGCTCTACGTCGCGCGCCGGTTCCTCGAAGAGGAGGCGATCTACTTCCCGCACTACCTCGACTTCCGCGGCCGCGTGTACCCGATGGCGTCCTACTTGAACCCGCAGGGCGACGACGTGTGCCGCGGGCTGCTGGAGTTCGCCGACGGCAAGCCGCTGGGCGAGGACGGCGCGTTCTGGCTGGCCGTCCACATCGCCGGCCTGTGGGGCGTCGACAAGGTGTCCTTCAACGACCGCTGGGACTGGGTCGAAGAGCACCACGACGAGATCCTCGCGTCCGCGCTCGACCCGCACGCCGAGGGCGCCTTCTGGCGCACCGCAGAGAAGCCGTGGCAGGCCCTCGCGGCGTGCTTCGACTGGCTGGGCTACTCCCTCAACGGGGACGCGCACGTCTCGCATCTGCCGATCGCAATGGACGGCTCGTGCTCGGGACTCCAGCACTACTCCGCGCTCCTGCGGGACGAGGTCGGCGGCGCTGCGGTGAATCTCGTGCCGGGTGAAAAGCCCTCCGACATTTACACGATGGTCGCGAACCGCGCCCAAGTTTTGTCCGATGGTTCCCTCGGGGGAACCAATGGGGACATGGCGGGCGCCTGGGCGGGGAAGTTCTGCCGCAAAGTGGCGAAGCAGCCGACCATGACGCTGTGCTACTCGGCGACCAAGTTCGGCATGAAGGGCCAGATCGAGAACGCGCTGCACAAGCTGGACGAGGAGAGTCCGTACCTCGACGCGAACGTGAACCGCTACAAGGCGGCCATCTATGCGTCCGAGGTGATATGGGAGGCCCTCGGTGACACCGTGGTTGCCGCTCGAAGTGCGATGTCGTGGCTGAAGAAGGTCTCCGACGTCGCCGTAGAGGCGGGGATTCCGGTGCGCTGGACGTCGCCCATCGGTCTGCCGGTGATGCAGGATTACCAGGATCGCGTCGGCAAGAGACTGGACGTGTACCTTGGTGGCCGGCAGGTTCAGCTCGAACTGAAGGTCGACACCGGCAAGCTCTCCAAGCGGCGCCAGGCCAGCGGCATCGCTCCGAACTTCGTCCACTCGCTCGACGCGGCGCACCTCCTGTCGACGGTGAACCTGGGGCTGGCAAATGGACTGCGCCACTTCGCCATGATCCATGACTCCTTCGCGTGCCACGCTGCGGACACGACGCTGTTGAACGCCGTGCTCCGCGAGTCCTTCGTCGCTCAATACACCGAGCCGGTGCTCGAACGATTCAGGGAAGACATCGTGGCCCAACTGGAGATCGCGAAGCCGGAGCTGGTGAAGAAGATCCCCAAGCTACCGAAGACCGGCAACCTGGACCTTGATGCTGTGAGAGACAGCGAGTTTTTCTTTGCCTGAAGGTTGCCACAAGGAAACCATTCCCCGTCATACGTGGGAATAGCAATCTAACCAAACCGACCCCCGGTCGACCTCGGTTCCCCTTCGCCTCCCTCGAAGGATTCGCCGATAAGGCCGCGGGGTCGACCTCTTTCAAGGGAGACCACCATGTACCGACCCGACCCCATCCGCGATCGCCTCGGCGTCGCGAACCCGGCAGAGATCCGCGCCCCTGCGTTCGCAATCATCGACCGGCTGCAAAACATGGACCCCTCGATCCAGCTCACCGCAACTGCCGTCGCTCTGTGCGCCATGTGCCAGGCGCTCGGCGTCGACATGCGCGACGCGATCTACGTCGCCGAGAACACCCTGCGCGACAGCGAGGGGCCGTTTACGCAGCACATCCAGGCCATCCGTGAGTACGCCAAGGGAGAAATCCTGCGGCGTGGCCGGTGAAACCCATGACTACGAACAAGGCGCTGCTGGCCTTAGCAATGGGCCTCGCCCTCGCCGCGGCCGAACGCAAAGCGAACCTCAACAAGGGAGACCGTGATGAACAAGAAGCAGAACCATCGTCACCAGAAGGCACCGCGCGCGAAGACTCCGTTCGAGCGTGAGACCGAGCGTCGTCGGCGCGAGATGATCCGCACGCTGTCCGGCGGAACGATCTCGTCGAACCAGATCCCGACGTCTCGCCTGAAGCTCTACATCCGCGACGGCGTCAAGCCGGTCATGTCCACGGACAAGGATGGCAACCCCGTCCATCTGCGGAAGACGAGCAAGGGCGGCTACTCCAACCGCAACCTCTGGCGCGGCATGGCGCGTGCGGCGCACCGCCACCACGGCCTGTCCGATGCGGAAGCGAGGAAGGCGGCATGAACAGCTCCCTCCAACGCTTCTGCAACAGCCGCGCGCGCCTCGCGCATCGGAGCAAGGACCTGGAGGCGGTGATCGTGAAGCTGTCCTCCGGCGCCGAGCTACACGTCGGCAACCGTCCGACCAAGCGTCCTGGCAAGACGTTCAACGCAGGCATCCAACACCTGAAGCGCGCCGTGCGGTTGCAGCCGAACCTGTTCCCTCCTGGCGAGATCCGCCGGCTGAAGGAGGCCGCCTGGAAACACGCGGCACGCCCCCGTGGCTGACAAGAAACCACGTCAGCTCTTCATCCAATCGCAGACGTTCTTCGACGCCGACCGCTGGGACGCTCACGCACGCATCGGTGAGCTGATGGCGCAAGGCGTCACGCAGATTGCCGTGGCCTTCGAGCGCGACGAGTGGACCGTCTCGTGGCCTTCCATCCGACCGGCGAATCCGCTGGCCCCGTCCCCCGGAGTCGCAGCATGACTCGTTACTTCCGCTCAACGCTCTACGTCGACTCCAGGGGCAACGCCATGACCAACCGCGTCTTCTTCATCCACGCCGCCGTCGAGGAAATGCAAACCACCGGCTACCTCTGCGAGCAGACCCTCCAATCCCTGTCGCGCGACGAGTACGTCCTCGTCATGGAGCGCGCACGAACCAAGGACATCAACTGATGGCACGCAAGCAGCAGCATCCCCACATCGGCAAGTACCTTGCGCTGTACGAGTACCGCGAACACGACGACGACGAGTCGATGCGTCCGACTGTCTTCGATACGCCTGAAGATGCGCTCGCCGCGCGCGCCATTGGCGACGGCCTCGTGGACGGCGACGTCGTCTACGTCTACGCCGTTGTCGGCGTCAAGGTCGTGCGGAAGCCGACGCTGACGGAGAACCTCGTCCCGTGATCGTGCTCCCCGCAGGTACACCAAAGTACCTCCTGCTGATCCCCTCCGAGATCGACCGCAACTTCCAGCGCAAGACCACCGGCGGCCCGATCGCGTTCGTCGCCGAGCCCGACCCGTACTACGGGTTCCGCCTGACGCCGGCCTATGGCGTCCTGGCGGATGGTCCGGTGGCCCTGGGTTACAACCAGACCGGAGTGCTCGTGGAATCGCGCGAGCCGTACACGAACAAGCGCACCGAACACCGCGCCGCGTACATGACCACCGGCCGCGTGGCGATCGCCGAGTCGCGCGAGGAAGCCGAGTCGCTGCAACTCTCGGCCGCAGAAGTGCCGCCTGAAGTGGCGGCTGAAGACAACCCGCCGCCGGAACTCACCGCGGCCCCCACGAAGAAGGAAACCAAGAAGGCCAATGGCAAAGCAGAATGACCGCCTGGAGCTGAAGATCGTGAGCCCTGCGGGGATCGCACAGTATCCGAAGCTCCACACGCCGGACACCAAGTTCGACGCGGCTGGCGTGTACGAAGTCAAGCTCCGGTTCAACCCGGATGACGCCGTCGCGGTCCTGGACAAGAAGAAGATTCCCTGGTCCGAACTGAAGGACGCGATCGACGCGCAACAGGCAGAGTTCATGGCCGAGAAGAAGGCCGAACTCGCGAAGGGCGATGGCAAGAACAAGAACAAGGCCAAGACCATCGAGAGCATCGAGTGGGGCGCAGAGCCCGACCTCGATGACGGCGGCAACGAGACCGGCATGGTCGTCATCAAGGCAAAGATGAAGTCCAGCGGCACCGGCAAGGACGGCAAGAAGTGGACGCGCAAGCCGAAGCTGTTCGACGCCAAGGGCAAGCCGCTGCCTGAAGACGGTCCCCAGGTATGGGGCGGCTCGGTGCTGAAGGTCTCGGGAAAGATCGTCCCGTACTACATGCCGAAGGAAAACGAAGTCGGCTCCACGTTCTACATGGACGCGGTGCAAGTCATCACTCTGGTCTCCGGCCAGGGCCGCGAAGCCGGCGACTACGGCTTCGGCGAAGAGGAAGGCTACGCCGCCGAGGAAGAGACCACGTCGCAGTTCGAGGGCGAGGCCGAATCCGAGACCGAAGGTGCAGGCGGCAACTTCTAAGGCGCTCCGCTTCTCTCTCGACATCGACCCGATGCCTGCGCCACGCGCGCGGGCTCGGGCAATCATGCCGCGGGGCGGGAAGCGTGCTATCGCCTCCATCTACAACCCGAAGGAATACACCGACTGGAGCTACAAGCTCGCCGAGCTGATTCGCGAAGAGCTGGGTGAAGACCCTTCTATCGAAGGTCCGGTCACCGTCGGTCTGGTCGTGCGCGTCAAGCGACCGAAGACCACCAAGCTCCACGCCCCGAAGCCCGACGTCGACAACTACGCCAAGGCTGTCCTCGACGCCATGACGAAGGCCCGCGTGTGGGTCGACGACACACAAGTCGAGTTCCTCGCGGTGAAAAAGGAATGGGCCGACTACGGCGAGATCCGAGTCGAAGTCCAAGAGGGGACACCAATCTGACCACCATCCAATACCGCCCGCTGCTTCCGGGGCGCGTGGCGTTCATCGTCGTCCACTGTGCGGCCACCCGGCCAAGTCAGGACTTCGACGTCAACGACATTCGCCGGATGCACCTTCAGCGCGGCTTCCTCGACGTTGGCTATCACTTCGTCATCAAGCGTGACGGCACGGTCCAAGAAGGCCGCCCGCTCGATCGCCAAGGCGCCCACGTCGCTCGCTTCAACCACCTGTCGGTCGGCGTTTGCATGATCGGCGGCGTCGCCGAAGACGGCGTCACGCCCGAGAACAACTTCACGCCCGAGCAGTTCGCCTCGCTCCGCCGCGTGCTGTCCGACTTGCAACACAACCACTTCCCGCACGCCGAGATCCTCGGCCACCGGGACATCCCTGGGGTCCACAAAGCGTGCCCGTCGTTTGACGTGCGGCCTTGGTGGGCCGCGCAACTTCACTGACGTTCCCGAGGAGGGCACATGAAGGTTGATTACACAAAGCCGAAGGTCCTGACGTTGAACTGGGACCAGATGATCGTCGGTAAGGTTTATCGCGCCGCCGCGCATGTCCCAGGCAACGAGTTCATCCGAACTCCTAACGGACTGACGTTCCTGAAATCAGGGAATCACTACCCAGCCGTGCCTGCTGATATGGCCGCTGACTACACGGAAATCAACGCGCGCGTGGTCATCGACCTATGAAAGCCCTCGTCGCCTTCATGGCCCGCAGTCCCCTTCTGTGGCGCTTCTGGCTCACCATCGGCACGCCGTTCTGGCTGATCGGCCTGGCCCTCGATGTCCTCCTCTCGTGCCTCGACAACATCCGTCGCATGTGGGGATGGGAGTGGAGGGATGCCATCAAGAATGGCCTGCACGCCTACACCGAGGCGCACCGCAAGGCGGTCCTGAAGAGCGGCCCGCCGATTCCCGGTGGTGTTCTGTGGCGGAAGCCGTCGTGAGCTTCGGTTCAATCTCCGGCGGCCGCACGCTGTTCCTCGACCTGGACGGCGTGATGGCCGACTTCGACGGCGGGTTCCCCGCGAAGTTCGGATTCGACCACCGCAACGTGCCCGACGAAGTCATGTGGGACGCGATCGAGAAGGACGGCAAGTTCTTCCGTGAGCTGCCCCCGTGTGAAGGCGCGCTCGACTTCTACCGCCTGATCTCCATGTGGCGACCGGTCATCCTGACCGCGTGTCCGGCAGGCGACAAGTTCGTCGACGTCGCGCAACAGAAGCGCGCGTGGGTCGAACGTCACCTCCAGAGCTGGCGCAGCACTCCGCCGATCGTGTTCACCCCCGGCGGCAAGACGAAGGCGCTCTACATGAATCGCCCCGGCGACATCCTGATCGACGACTTCGAGCGAAACATCGAGCGTTGGCGCGAAGCCGGCGGCGTCGGCATCCACCACACCGGGGACTTCCAGTCCACCTGGGATCAACTTAGCGGAGCGATATGGCCGAAGAGTCTGTCTGCGTCGGTCACGAACCGTGTCCGAAGTGCGGCTCAAGCGACAACCTCGGAAGGTACGACGACGGACACGGCTGGTGCTTTGGCTGTGGATTTTACGAGCCATGTAAAGGAGAAGCGTCCACTGACGCCCCTGGGCGAGGAGTATCTCGGCCCGGTCTGCTGACCGGCGAAGTCCAGTCAATCCCCGCGCGCAAGCTCACCGAGGAAACGTGCCGGAAGTTCCGGTACATGATCGGACGAGCGAAGCACCCGAAGACGCATCGCGAGGAGCCCGTACAGATCGCGACGTACTGCGATGACGCTGGTCGCCCCGTAGCGCAAAAGCTCCGGTGGAAAGACAAGGCGTTCCAGTTCGTCGGCGAGCCCAAGAAGGCCGGTCTGTACGGGCAGAACCTCTGGCGCGACGGCGGTAAGAAGGTCGTGGTGACCGAGGGCGAGATCGACGCGATGTCGGTGTCGCAGCTCCAGGGCAACAAGTGGCCCGTCGTGTCCGTCCCCAACGGCGCGCAGGGCGCGAAGAAGTCCCTGGCCGCGAACATCGAATGGCTGAACAAGTTCGACGAAGTCGTGCTGATGTTCGACGACGACGAGCCGGGCCGCGCCGCGGCGGAAGAGTGCGCCCCGCTGTTCAAGGCGGGGAAGTGCAAAATCGCCCGCATCGACGGCTACAAGGATGCCAGCGAGGCGCTCTCGGCCGGCGACGGTAACCGCGTCCTCGACGCCATGTGGGGAGCGAAGGAGTTCCGGCCTGACGGCATCGTGGCGATCGCTGACATCAAGGATCGCGCGCGCGCGCCGGTCGTGTTCTCGGCGCTCGAATGGCCCTGGCCGACGCTACAACGCTACACCTACGGCAGGCGCTTCACTGAAATGTACGCCTTCGCCGCCGGCACCGGCATGGGTAAGACCACGCTGTTCAAGGCGATACAGGCGTGGTCCTTCGAGCACGACTCCGATCCGATGGCGATCTTCGCGTTGGAGGAACCGCCGCACCACTCGGCGAAGACCCTGGCGGGATACCTCGACGGCGTCCGCTACCACGTCCCCGGCGTGGAGTACGACCAGGCGAAGCTGGATGCGACCCTCGATTCGTTCGACGGCCGGATCTACTTCTACAACCACCTGGGCGGGGCCTCCTACGAGACCGTCATCGAGAAGATGCGCTACATGCGGCACGCCTTCGGCGTTCGCCATTTCTTCCTCGACAACCTCACCGCGCTCGCCGCGATGATGGGCGACGACGAGCGAAAGGCGATCGACCGGATGATGTCCGAGTTCGGCGCGCTGATGCAGGAACTCGACTCCTGCCTCTACTTCATCTCCCACCTCACTACCCCGGAAGGGAAAGCCCACGAAGAAGGGGGCCGGGTGAAAGAGAATCAGCTCCGCGGATCTCGCTCGATCGCGTTCTGGTCGAACTTCATCTTCGCGCTCGAAGGCGACAAGCAAGAGCGTGACTCTGCGCGTGTGTTCCGCATCCTGAAGGATCGCAACACCGGCGACGGAAACGGCATCACCTTCGGACTCCGCTACGACCGAAAGACGGGGCGAATGATCGAGTGCGAACTCGAAAAGGATTCCCCCTTCCATGACGAAACCGGCGACGACGACACACCGTTTTGACCCAACCCTGGCGCTGATCGAGCGCCGCCTCGCAGCCCGTCACCAGGAGCGGAAGTTCCGCCCCGGTGACCCGCTGTGGGTCCTGTTCTCGAACGAGGAGATCCACTCGATGTTCAACCCGGAATCGACCGATGGCGGTCGGTGACGTCAACTCGTCGGAGCGCGGCTCCGGCGCCCGCTACAACGACGGCAAGCCCGACTTCTCGCTGATCCCGCTGGACATCATCGCGCGGAGCTTCCTCCCTGGCGGCGGCGACCCGCACGCGCTCGGCGAATCGCTGTCGATGCTCGGCAAGTACCAACGCACGGCGAACGTCGACTACCTGGATGCAGCGATCGCCTACGTCCGCGGCTACTGGGTCGACTGCGCCCGCGTGTTCGAGTACGGCAAGAAGAAGTACGCCGCATGGAACTGGGCGAAGGGCATGGCCTGGTCCATTCCGCTCGCGTGTGCCGGGCGCCATGCCGTCAAGGTCCTGTACCTCGACGAACACGCCGACGACGAATCGTTGCTTCCGCACGTCGGCCACTACCTCGCGAACCTCGTGATGCTGCGGGTGTTCTACGAGACGTTCCCTGAAGGCGACGACTTCCCGCCGCCCGAGTTCTTCAACTCCAATCGCCCCGAGGAGGGCCGTCTATGAACATCGTCACCACCTTGCTGCACAAGTTCGTTTCTGCCCTGGCCTCGGTCGACGCGATCGTCGGTCAGATGCAGGACGGCATCGAGCGCCTGGAGCGCGCCTCCGCGGCCCACGAGAAGCAGGCCGCCAAGCTCGACGCGAAGATCTCGCACCTCGCCAACCTGGCCGCCGACTCGATGGACGAAGCCGCGCGCGCCAAGCGTGTCGCCGACCGGTTCCGCAATCTGATCGGTTGATTACTTTCGCGTTCGGCGGCGTGGTTAGACACGCATTAGTCCGCTTATGCCCCCGTAGGTCAGCGGCCCGAGTGTATCGGGGGAGTGCCTGCCAAGCGCAGGCCCGAACGCACCAACAACTAGGAGGTCACGATGGCTGATCCGTTCCGCCGTCTGATCTTCGACGCCGAGACCAACGGATTCCTCGACGAAGTCACCACGGTCCACGTTATCCGCATGATCGACCGGGACACCGGCAAGCGTCTGCGGTTCACCGACTACGAGACCTACCACGACGGTTCGTTGGTCCGATCGGACGGCACGATCGCCGACGGCGTCGCGCTCCTCGCGAACGCTGACGTCGTCTACTCCGCCAACGGCATCAAGTACGACGAGCCGGTCCTCGACAAGCTGCACGGCTTCGTCTCGAAGTACCACTTCGATGCGCGCGTGGCGTCGGCCGTCATCTGGACGGACCTGAAGGACCGCGACTTCGGCGCACTACGCAAGGGCGATCTGCCACCGGAGTACCAGGCCGCGGGCCTGATCGGTCGCAACTCCGTGGAAGCCTGGGGCTACCGCCTCGGTAACCACAAGGGCGACTTCGATCCCAAGGACTTCGGTTACACCTGGGCGACCGTTCCGTTCCTCCGGGAGATGGACGACTACTGCGGCCAGGACTGCGAGACGTTGCTCTCGTGGCTGGAGAAGATCGAGTCGAAGAACTACTCGCCGGAGTGCCTGGAGCTGGAGATGCGCGTCGCGCGCATCATCGCGCAACAGGAACGCAACGGCTTCGCGTTCGACGTGCCGGCCGCCGAAGCCCTACTGAACGACCTCCAGAAGCAGCAGTACGCCCTGGAGAAGACGTTGCAGGACCTCTTCCCACCGTGGGAAGTGGTGACCAAGCGTGCGATCGCGAAGGTCAACAACAAGAAGCTGGGCCGCGTAAAGGGCGAGGAGTACGTCGTCACGAAGACGATGCTGTTCAACCCCGCCTCGCGCGACCAGATCGGCGACAGGCTCCAGAAGATCCGCGGCTGGGTCCCCCAGGACTTCACCCCCAAGGGGAAACCGAAGGTCGACGACGAGATCCTGTCGGCGCTCCCGTACCCGGAAGCGAAGCAGCTCGCCGAGTTCTTCGTCATCGAGAAGCGCGTGGGCCAGCTCACGTCCTTCCTGAAGGCGGTAGGCCCCGACGGACGCATCCACGGCACGGTGAACTCCAACGGCGCCGTGACCGGCCGCATGTCGCACGCGAATCCGAACGTGGCGCAGACGGACAAACACCCGTCGATGCGCGCGCTGTTCTACGCCCCACCTCCGAAGGTGCTCGTCGGCTGCGACGCCGAGGGTATCGAGCTGCGAATGCTCGGTCACTACATGGCACCGTACGACGGAGGCGCGTACGCGAACGCGGTCGTCAACGGCAAGAAGGAAGACGGCACCGACGCGCACACGCTGAACCAGAGGGCTATCGGCCTCAACACGCGCGACGACGCGAAGACGTTCATCTACGCCCTGATCTACGGGGCCGGTGACTACAAGCTGGGCCAGATCGTCTACGACGACATGACCGATGGGCAGAAGGCGAAGTTCAACGCCAGTCCAGGCGGCCGTGATCGCAACCTGACGCAACTCGGTAAGGCTCGCCGCGCGAGGCTGATGAAGAATCTGCCGGCGCTCGCCAAGCTCACCGATGCCGTCAAGAAGGCGGCGAAGAAGCGCGGCTACCTGCGCGGACTCGATGGCCGAAGGCTGCACGTCCGCGGCCAGCACTCCGCACTCAACACGCTTCTGCAATCCGGCGGCGCCGTGATTATGAAGCAGGCGCTCGTGATCCTCGACGCCGACATCAACACCAACCCACTACTCGCCGGCAACGTCGCCTTCGTGGCGAACGTCCACGACGAATGGCAGATGGAGACCCTTCCTGAAATCGCAGACCTCGTCGGCCGCACCGCTGCCGACGCCATCGTCCGAGCCGGAGAACACTTCGGACTCCGCTGCCCGCTCGCCGGCTCTTACGACGTCGGCCCCAACTGGGCCGGGACACACTGACCTCCAATACCTCGCCGGTTTCTTCGACGGCGAGGGATCGGTCGGCATCGCCGGCTCCTCGCTCCAGGTCCGCGTCGTCAACAGCTACCGGCCCGTGCTGGAGCTGTTCCGCCGGGAGTTCGGCGGCGTCGTCGACGTCCACCACACGGGCGACGAGAAGACCCGGCTGACCTGGGAGTGGCGCTGCTACGGCGATACCGCCGCGTCCGCGCTCGCTGCACTCCTCCCCCTGTTGCGCGAGAAGGGCCCCCAAGCCTACCTCGGGCTCCACTACCGAACTCTTCCGAAAGGCCCGAGCCGCGCGTACACGCAAGCGGCGCTCGGTCTGCTGAAGAAGACAACCCACTACCGAGGTACGCCATGACTGCAACCCAACGCATCCGCCAAATCGTCGCCGCGCCCTTCGTGGTCGGTGGAATCTTCGCGTTGCTCCTCGGAGCGATCATCGTCGGCGGTCGTGAATATGCCGGCGAAGTAGTCGGCCGGCTGTGACCAACACACCTCCGAAACCCTGGTATCGCTCGAAGACCCTCTGGTTCAACCTCGCGGTCACCGCGGCGGGCTCCTGGACGTACTTCGAGTCGGCCGTGGGGAACCTGCGGGGACTGATGACGCCCGTCCACTTCGGCGTGCTGATTACCGTGATCGGCGTCATCGGCGCCCTGCTGCGTGTCGCAACGACCGCGGCCCTGACCCTGAAGAAGCCCGAATGAAGAATCCATTCCGCCGCAACCGGCCGGTCCAGCTCCAGATCCAATCGCTCACCGCGGCCGACGTGATGTCCCTGTCGGCGCAACCGCAGATCCCGCCCGACGTTGTCGTGGCAATTGCGAAGGCGCTCGAACCGTACCCGCTGGACCGATCGAGTGCTGCCCGTTTCTTCGGCGTGCCGATGGGAATGTTCTCGAAGGACGAGCTGATCCGCATCGTGAGCTGGGTCGGCGAGACCGCCAGGGACAAGCGGAGGGACTCGTGAAGGCCCTATCGCCGTCAGAGATAACCAAGGGCCTTCCGTACCTCTTGCAGCTCGTCGTGGACGATGCGGCGCGCAATCTAGAAGACGAGATCGTCGAGATGATGCGACCGAAGATCCGCGCGCACGTCACCCGTGCGTTGGAAGACCTGAAGCCGCGCCTGGAGTCGATGCTCGATCCGATGGAGCGAGCGATGGCGATCCGCCTCACCGTACGGGAAATGCCCGAGGCCGGACTCGAACCGGCACGACCGAAAGCCGGCGGCACCTAAAGCCGCTGCGTCTACCAATTCCGCCACTCGGGCATCGCCCGCGGAGTTTACATGCTCGACAAACTTCTGAACTGGGCGCTCGCCGCGCTGATAGTGGCGGCCTTGGCGCTCTCCATCGAACTCGTCCTGCTACTCGGCAGGCTCCTCGTCGGAGGACTGTGAACTGTGAACATGGAACATCCTCTCCTCTCCCCCGAGGCGAACGAAACCCTGCGCGCGAACACCGTGGAGGCCCGTGCGGTCCTTCCGAACTACCTGAAGGACTCCATGCGGCCGGAGGCGCAGTCGCGCGTGCGGCGCCAACTCCACGAACAGATGGCGGACTTCCTGCAACGCGAGCGCGTCGATAAGCGCGACATGGGCGACACGACCGAGTACCGGCTGAAGCTCTACGTCATGGACGACGCGACGCTGTACCGGCTGATCCAGCAGGAGGCGATGCGCTTCTCCCGCTACATCGAGCCGCGGCGTCTGGTCGGCGACGAAGTGCCCCTCACCGCTGGCGATCTGCGGAGCATGTGATGTCGCCCCTCCGATACCTCCAGCTCGCCCTCGCGCTCGCGCTCCTGGGCGCCGGTGGCTACTTCATGTGGTCCTACCGGCACCTGGCGGCGCAGGCCGACAAGGTCCCCGAGCTGGAAGCCAAGGTCGCGACGCTCGCGGCCGGTTACGAAACCCTCTCCAACGAGGCCATCCGACGCACCGAGTTCGACGCGGCTATCCGCGCCGCGCGCGCCACGGTCTCGCACAACCTGGACACCGCCACCCGTGAAGATCCGGTTGCTCGCGATTATCTTGGCGAGCGCATCCCTGACAGCGTGCGTCACGCATACGACGAACACGCGGCCCAACGCTGACGCCTTCCTCCAACCGACCGTGATCGAAGACCGCTATCCCTCCATGAAGGAGCTGATGGCCGATCCGTTCTCTACCACGCGCGACATCATCAACCACGGCAACGCTGGCGACGACGCCAATCTCCGCTGCAACGACGACAAGGCGAGCGCACGCAAGGTCCTGGGGGCGAAGCCGTGAAGGCGCCTCCAATCTGGCTAGAGGCTCTTTGCGGGCTCGTCCTGGTGGCGGTTGCGTGTCTCTTTATGACCGCCCCTGCCGCCAACGCAGCCAACGCCCACGACGCCACGTCCGCTCTTCTGATCGCCGGCCCGAAGGGCACGGTCGGCGAGTGCAGCGGTACGCATGTCCTCACCTCGCACGTCATCCTCTCTGCCGCGCATTGCTTCCACACGAAGCTCCTGAAGGTGGACGGCAAGCCGGCGAAGGTGCTCGCTGCGGTCAACGACGGGCACGACCATGTGCTACTGAAGACCGACCAGACGTTCGCCTACTGGGCGCCGATCGACTTCAACGCGCCGGTCACGTTCGGCACGCGCGTCCACTACTGGGGAAACCCGAATTGGTATCGCGACTTGTACCGGGAGGGTTACTTCAGCGGCGTGTGTGACCTGAAGACGTGCATGGGCAACACCGAACTGCGCGACATGGGCGCCGGGTACATCATCGACGCACACGTCGGGCCGGGCGACTCCGGCGCCGGCCTCTTCGACGAGAAGGGTACGGTCATCGGCGTCGTCAGCGGCCGCACGGCCGTCGACGAGATCGACTACCTGCCGCTGATTGCTGTGCCCTTCAACTTCACCCCCGCGCAGATCCAGGAGGTCATGTGAGCGGCGCCGTTCTTTCGACGTGTGGGCGCTATCGCTACCACCTCCATCGGCGGTGGGGCGAAGGTCCGAGCGTCACTTTCATTGGCGTCAATCCCAGTACCGCAGACGCCTCCACGGACGATGCCACGGTCCGCAAGTGGCGAGGATTTTCCGAGCGGTGGGGATATGGAGCCTTCGACGTGGTCAACCTGTTCGCGTATCGAGCTACCGATGTTCGGGAGTTGACAAGCGCCGCTGACCCGGTCGGCGCAGACAACGACGAGTTTCTGCGGGCGGCCTTCGAGGATACTTCGGCGTCTTTGATTGTCCCCTGCTGGGGCGATCGCTCGAAGCTGCCGAAGGCTCTACGGACTCGCGTCGGCCGTGTGCGCTTAATGCTGACTGCCGCGAGCGCGCCCGTTCGGGTGTTCGGCTTGACGGCCAGCCTCGACCCGAAGCATCCGCTGATGCTTGGATACGCGACGCCGTTGCAGGACTGGCTCCCGTGAGCCGCACCCTCCTGATCGACGCCGACATTTACGCCTACGCTGCATCGAGCGGGACCGAGAAGGTCCACTACTTCGACGGCGAGGACGCAGAGCCGACCGTCGACGAGAACCTGGAGGCGGCCCTCGAAGTCGCCGAGCGTGACATCGAGCGCGTCGCGAACAAGCTGAAGGCCACCAAGGTCATCGTCTGCCTCACCGACGACATCGACCTCACCACCGGCAAGGTCAACAACTTCCGCGTCGGCGTGTACCCCGGCTACAAGCAGAAGCGTCTGACGACGCGCCGGCCCTCGACGCTGACGCGGGTCAAGGAGTTCTACGCCGGCCGGTACGAGTGCTACCAGAGGCCGGGCCTGGAGGCGGACGACTGCATGGGCATCCTGTCCACGCACAAGACCCTGGTCCCCGGCGAGAAGATCATCGTCTCGGCCGACAAGGACCTGAAGACCATTCCAGGTCTCCTCTACAACCCCCGCGTCGACAAGACGAAGCCGCGTCTGATTTCCGACCTGGACGCCGATCGCTACTTCATGGAGCAGGCGCTCACCGGCGACACCACCGACGGCTACCCCGGTTGCCGCGGCATCGGCCCCGAGTCCCCCTTCGTCGCCGCGGTGCGCCAGGCGAAGAGCCTGCGGTCCATGTGGCACATCGTCCTCGCCGGCTACGAAAGCCGCGGCTTCACCGCCGAGGAGGCGCTCGCCCAGGCCCGCTGCGCCCGCATCCTTCGAGCCTCCGACTGGGACTTCCAGGCCCGCAAACCGCGCCTCTGGTCGCCTCCAGTGGAATCAAGGACTTAGCGTCATACGTGGGAATAGGTAGCAAGCCCATATTTAGGGTCACCTAAGTAGAACCAGGCTGCTGCAACGCCCCTGCTACGAGGGGCGCCTTCTATGGCGGCCTCCTCCGAACGTCTCCCGCGCGTGGGTGACACCGTAGGAGGAGGCCGCGCCACCCCCGATCCCTCAACACCTTCCGGTGTTGGGGGATTTTTTTCGAGGCCCCGACTCTGAAGACGAACCCCGCCGCCGATCGGGCGAATCTCCGCCGCGTCGCCGTCGAGTGCGGCGCGTTGGTCGACCTCCTGAACGAGCTGTACGCGACGGACCAACTCCCCCCGATCAATGCCACCGATCGCGAGATCGGCGCGTGGCTCGGACAGCGTGAGCTGGTCGCCCGCCTGAACACCCTCCGCCGCGAAGCCACGACGGCCTCCGACGGTTCCCTTCCTTCTGTCCTTCGTGGGTAACGCGCATGTGCATGTCGAGTTCCCCTAAGCCGCAGCCTGCGCCGAAGGATGACAAGAAGCCGATCTACATGGCGAACCCGTACCTCGATGGCCTGGGGATCGGCGCCGAGTCGTCCGGCCGCAACTCCCTTCGCATCGACATGGGCTCGCCCGTGCCGACTCCGAACATGCCGCGCCCTGTGGTCCGCGTCCCCGGTGGTGGCGGCCTGGGCATCGGCGGCCTCGGCGGCGGTAGCGGCGGTGGCGGGCTGGGTATCGCTGCCGGCGGCGGCTACGGCCGCTCTGGACTACTGGCCCGATGAAAGAGAACACCGCAGCGGCGCTCTACTCGTCGCTGATGGTGGACCGGCAGACCGCGCTCGACATCGCGCGCGAGTGCTCGAAGCTCACCATCCCCTCGTTGCTTCCGCCTGAAGGAAGCAACAACTCCACGGTCCTCCCTCAACCCTACCAATCCCTCGGCGCGTACGGCCTGAACAACCTGGCCGCGAAGCTGCTGATGGCGCTCTACCCACCGGGCAACGCCTTCTTCCGCTACGTCATGCCGGAGCCGGTCGCCGCTGAAGCGGAACAGATCGACCCCGAGCAGAAGGCACAGCTCCAGAAGACGCTCGCGTCGATCGAGAACCGCGTCATCCAGCGGTTCGAGACGAGCCCGATCCGGCCGCAGAAGGCCGAGGCTCTGATGCACCTGATCGTCGCCGGCAACGTGCTGACGCGGTTCGAGTCGCTCGACGAGTTCCGCATGTACCGGCTCGACCAATACGTCGTGCGTCGCAGCGCCGCCGGCAAGCCGATGGACGTCGTCATCAAAGAGACCGTCCCCGTACGGGATCTCGACGAAGAGACCATCACCGCGTGCGGCATCAAGCCCGACGCAAAGGCCGCCGAAGTCTTCACCTGGGTCACCTGGGAAGACAAGCGTTGCCGCTGGCATCAGGAGATCAACGACACCAAGGTTCCCGAGTCGGAAGGCGATACGCCTGAAGACGTGGCGCCCTGGAATCCCCTGCGCTGGAAAGCCGTGCCGACTTCGGACTACGGCCGCGGTCATTGCGAGGAATACCTCGGTGACCTTCAGTCCCTCGAAGGACTCTCGCAGTCGAACGTCGAGTACGCCGCGATCGCCGCCAAGGTGATCCTGCTGGTGGCCCCTGGTTCGCAGACGAACGTCGAAGACGTCAACAAGGCCCGCTCTGGTGACGCTGTCGCCGGACGCGAGGAAGACATCCACGCCTTCACGCTCGACAAGTACGCCGACTTCAAGGTCGTCGAAGTGGCGATCTCTCGCCTCGAAGAGCGCCTGTCGCGCGCGTTCCTGATTCGCTCGGGAATGATCCGCGACGCCGAGCGTGTGACCGCAGAGGAAGTGCGCGACATCGCGCAGGAACTCGAAGACACCCTTGGTGGCGTCTACACGGTCCTCGCGCAGGAAGAGCAGATGCCCTTCATTCGCCGGCTGCTGGCCGTCGAGGAGAGGGCAGGGGACATCCCCCGTCTTCCCAAGGACGCGGTGTCTCCGGTCGTCGTGACCGGCTTCCAGGCCCTCGGCCGCAACCACTCGCTGAACAAGCTGCGTGGCGCGATCCAGGATCTCGTCGGCATCTTCGGCAACGAAGGCGTCATCCAGATCCTTCAGCCCACCGACATCGCCACCCGGATTCTCCTGGGCTGGGGTGTCGAGGACGCTTCGAGCGTCGTCAAGTCGGCCGCGCAGATCGCGCAGGAACGGGCAGAGCAGATGAAGGCCCAGGTCGCGAACACGCTGATGGAAAAGGGCACCGCTCCCGCAGTCGCGGGCGTGATGAAGAACGCCAACCCCAACAAGTAAGAACCCCGAGGAGGGGCATACATGACTGATGAAGTGAAGCCGGGCGAAGCCGCTCCGCAGGAAACCCCTGAAGAGCGGGATGCCCGACTTGCCGCCGCCTACCGAGCGCAAGCCGGTGGCGACGTGCATGACGACGACAATGCCGTTGACGACAAGCCGCAGCGGCCCGACCACATCCCGGAGAAGTTTTGGGATGCGGAGAAGGGCGAAGTGCGCGTCGAAGAGATGGCGAAGTCCTACGCCGAGCTGGAAAAGGCGAAGGCCAAACCCGCTGAAGAGCAGCCGGACGAGCGCACGCCTGAAGAGAAGGCCGCCGCCGAAGGCACCGCCGCGGAGTTCACCAAGTATCGCGAGTCGCTGACAGCAAAGATCGTCTCCGGCGCCGAGCTGACTGACGCGGACTACGTACCGGCCGAGAAGATCGGGCTGTCCCGCGAAGACGTCGACACGTTCATCGCTGGTCTCCAGGCTCTCGGTCAACTGCACGCGCAGAAGATCCACAACGAAGCTGGCGGCGAAGAGAACTACAAGGCGATGATCGAGTGGGCGAAGGGCACCTACACCCCGGCCGAGATCGCCGCGTACGATCGCGACGTCTACTCCAATGACCCTGCGGTGGCCTCGAACGCCGTCCGCGGTCTCACCGCGCGCTATCAGCTCGCCAGCGGCAAGTCCGGCAAGGACGTCACCAAAGGTGGCGCTCGCGCAACGGGCGACGCCTACGCCAGCAAGGCCGAGATGGTCGCCGACATGCGCGACCCGAAGTACGCCAAGGACCCCGCGTTCCGCGCGAAGGTGGCCTCGAAGATCGCCGCGGCTCGCGCTGCGGGGATCGAACTGATGCAGTAACGCATGAAGCGCATCCCCAAGGCGTTCAGCCTGGGTGCGCAGCGGATCACCGTCCACGTCGTCAACGACGACGAGATGCGTGCTGCGTGCAAGCGCACCGGTACGGAACTTGGTGACGAACCGCCGCGTGGCCTTACGCACTTCGAGGGGAACGCGATCTATGTGAGTCGGGCTGGTAAACAGTTCCCGAAGTCGGTCCAGATGCAAACCTTCTGGCACGAATACTTCCACATGCTGTTCTGGTACGCGGGGCGGGAACGCCTCTCGCGCGACGAAACGCTCGTCGACAACCTGGGCTCGTTGCAGCTCCAGATGATCCAGACAGCAGAGTTCTGATCGGCGTCCCCTCCTCCGCCGATCTGCGATCGCCCAAGGGCCGGCGCCAGCAGCCGTCTTAACGCTGCGAGTCGGGCGTGATCGCCGCCCGCGTCATATCCGTGTCTCGGCTGGGAAGCCGAGCACAAAGCTCCGAACGATTCCATCCCACGAGTACGAGAAGCCCGTTACGGCGGACAACTTCGTCTGAAAGGAAGGCACGAGTCGGACGGGCACAAACCCCGTGTCCAACCTCACTAAAGGATTCCTGCCGCAATGGCAAACTCCAACCCGTCTCGCGTTGGTCAGGTAAACCTGGCCGGTGCGACCGATGCGCTGTTCCTCGACGTCTTCGGTGGTGAAGTCCTCACCGCGTACGAAGCTGCCGTCAAGTTCCGCGATACGGTGCGTACCCGCACCATCACCGAGGGTCGTTCCGCCCGCTTCCCGGCCGTGTATCGCGCTGCCGGTCAGTACCACACCCCCGGTGCTGAAATCCTGGGCCAGAACATCCCCCACACCGAGCTGACCCTGGCGGTCGACGATCTCCTGATCGCCGATGCGTTCGTGGCGCTGATCGACGAACTGAAGAACCACTACGACGTTCGCGGTCCGTACGCCCAGGAACTCGGATACGCGCTCGCGCTGATCGACGATCGCATCACGTCGATGTCGATCCTGAAGGCCGCGCGTGCCGGCGAGCTGTTCACCGGTGACGGTGGCGGCGGCAAAGTCATCCAGACCGACATCGCTGCCGGTGCGAACTTCCTGACCTCGGGCGCTGACCTGTGGCACGCGATGGGTCGCGCTGTGCAGATCATGGACGAGAAGGATGTCCCCGTCGACACCATGACCGTCCACGGTGCTGTGCTGCCTGCCCAGTGGTATCTGATGGCGCAGGACAACCTGAACATCAACCGCGACTTCCAGGGCCAGGGTTCGGTCCAGAAGAACGTGCTGTCGAGCGTCTCCGGCGTGAGCGTGATGAAGTCCAACGCCCTGCTGTTCGGCAAGGACGTCACGACCTACAACGCTGGCACGAACGCCGACGGCCTCGTCGGTAAGCCGGGCGACCTGAAGTACGGTCTGCCGGCCGCGTTCCCGGCCAAGTACCAGGCTGACCTCTCCGGCGCCACGCGTCCGGTCGGTATCGTCTGGACGGAAGCCGCCGCGGCTCGCCTCAACCTCCTGGGCGTCCAGATGGAAACCCAGTGGGACATCCGTCGTCAGGGCACCCTGATGGTCGCGAAGATGGCCGCCTCCGCGGGTCCGATGCGCTCCAAGTGCGCGGTTGAAATCGCGCTGACCTAATCGGTCACCAAGCAGTACGCGCCGTTGCTGTCTCTGCCCTCGTGGCACGCAGCCGGCGCAACCCGTACGGGACCAGAGGACTTCCCTCTGGTCCCTTTTTTTCATCTTCGGAAATCCCCATGACGACTCCTACCTTGCCGGTGGCGCCCCTCACCGCGCTCGAAGCGGTGAATCTGATGCTCGCGTCGATCGGCCAGGGCGCAGTCAACTCGCTGACGGCGTCGGCCAGTGTGGATGCCGAGAGCGCGAAGAACGCGCTGATGGCTACCACGCGCGAAGTCCAAAGCCGCGGCTGGTGGTTCAACCGCGAATACTGCTATCCGCTGCAAGCGGACAGCACGGGCGCAATTCTGCTGCCCGAAGGTGTCCTGAAGTTCCAGGTCGATCCCCGCTACGGAAACCTCGTGCAGCGCGGCGGCCGGCTTTACGACGCCGACAAGCACACGTCGACCTTCGATCCTGGCTTCCAGGTCACGGGCGAGATCGTGTGGCTCTTCCCATTCGATGATCTTCCGCACACCGCGCGCCAATACATCGGCCGCCGCGCAGGGCGGGAGTTCCAGATCGGAGCGATCGGCTCCGACCTCCTCTACAAGTTCACCCGCGAGATGGAAGACGAGGCTCAAACCGAGCTGATGCGCGAGCACCTGCGCTCCGTCAAGTCGAACGTGGTGAGCGACAACGCCCTGGTCTCCTGGACCGCGTCGGGCACCCTTCGCTATCGGAGATAACCCATGCTGGTGACTCGCCAGATCGCGTCGCTGTTCAACGGCGTGTCGCAGCAGCCGCCCCCGGTACGCAGCCCGTCCCAGTGGGAGTGGCAGGAAAACGTCACGTCGTCGGTTGTCGACGGCATCCGCAAGCGCAGCCCCGTCGAGCACGTCGCGAAAATCTCGAACGATCGCTTCGGTCGCGCGCACATGCACACGATCAACCGCGACATCAACGAGCGGTATCAGGTCGTCATCAACCGCAGCCGCGTCCGTGTCTTCGACATGGCCGGCAACGAGAAGACAGTCACCGCGCCGCTCGGCTTCGGCTACCTGTCGCTGCCGACCACCGCGCAGGGACGCTATGCGTTCACCGCGGTCACCGTTGCCGACTACACCTTCATCGTCAACAAGACGAAGAAGGTCGCGATGCTCGGCGTCGGTGCGGACCTCGATCCCCCTTCGGACGACTATTGGTGGCTCAATCGGCCCGCCAGCTATGGCACCGCGCCCTCCTTGGGCCCGGTCCTGGCGCCGGATGGTGACGAGCACCTGGGCGCCGGTGGGTTCCTCCCGGACGACACTCCTCCGCCGCCTCCGTACGACGGTGGTGGCACGACGTCGTCGTCGAATCCGCAGCCCGCTCCGCTAATCGTGCCGTCCCTCGCAGGCCACTACAAGGGCACCAAACAGACCCTTCAGGATCTCCCCGAGACGGGGCAGGCCGTCGGCGACGTCTACAAAATCACCGGCACGGACCAGAGCAACTTCCAGTCGTACTACGTCGTCTGGAGTGGCTCCGTCTGGAACGAAACCGTCCAGCCTGGTCTCCGCAACCTGGTCGACGCTTCGACCATGCCGCACGCGCTGATTCGCCAAGGCGACGGCACGTTCGTCTTTGGTCCGTTCGCCTGGGCCGCGCGCCGCGTCGGCGACGAAGCCACCAACCCGAACCCGACGTTCGTCGGCCGCACCATCAACGACGTCTTCTTCTACCGGAACCGACTCGGCTTCTGCGTGGACGAGAACGTGGTGCTCTCGCGCGCGGGTGACTTCGGCAACTTCTACCGGCTCACCGTGGTCGACTACCTCCCCGACGAAGTCGTGGACGTGGCCGCGTCGGAGACGAAGGTCACGAAGATGGAGTTCGCGGTGCCCTTCCAGGGCTCCACGATGCTCTTCTCGGACCAGACGCAGTTCAAGCTCGAACACGAGCAAGTGTTCTCCGCCGGCACCGTGTCGCTCGAAGTCGCGACCGAGTACCCCTCGATCCCCGGCGTGCGTCCGGCGAAGGCCGGCTCTGACGTCTACTTCCCGTCGCAGGGCAATGGCTGGGGACAGCTCCGCGAATACTACGTCACGAGCGACACCGACACGCACGATGCGGCCGACGTCTCCTCGCACGTTCCGCGCTACCTCCCGAAGAGTCTCCACACCGTCGTTGCGTCCCCCGACCACGACACCGTGTGCGTCCTCTCGGATGGACAACCGAACCACATCCACGTCTATCAGTTCTACTGGCAGAGCGAAACGGAGAAGGCGCAGTCCGCCTGGAACTTCTGGTCGCTCGAAGCCGGCGCCGCGATCCTCACCGCGTCGGTCCAGGGCGAGTACCTCTACCTCCTGGTCGATCGCGCTGATGGAACGTACCTGGAGCGGATCTCGCTGTTCTACGGCTCTGGCGCTGCCGCGCTCCCGTTTCAGGTGTACCTCGATCGACGGGTGAAGCTCACCGGCGTCTACGACCGCACGGTCAACCGGACCTTCTACACGCTGCCGTACGACGTGGCCGACAACGTGAAGGCCAAGTTCCGCATCGTCCTCGGCAACGTCAACGACTCGCAGCACCTCGTCGACGAGGCCGGCAACGTCCTGACCGACGAGTCCGGCAACGAGCTGACCGAGCTGACGCAGATCCTCAACAACGGCAAGGCGCACGACGGCGCAGGCAACAAGCTGACCTGGACGTCCCCCTCGACGTTCTCGCTCGCCGGCTCGCACCCCGAGCCCGCGGCCGCCGGCTTCATCTACTCGATGCGCGCGATCTTCTCGCGGCAGTACCCGCAGAACTCCCGCGGGGAACCTGTGCATACCGGCCGGCTCCAGCTAAAGACCTTCTCGCTCCAGCTCACCGACACCGCGTACCTGCGTGCGGAGATCCGCCCGTACGGCGCCGGCACCGACCCGCTGTTCGTCCACGAGTTCCCCTCGACGCGCCTTGGAATTGACGGCCGGGGAATCATCGACGACCCGGCGTTCGTCACGGAGAAGGTCACGTTCGGCGTGCAAGCGAACGCGGCCGAAGCGGAGATCACCCTCGTCAACGACTCGCACCTCGGCTGCTGCATCAACGCCGCGGAGTGGGAAGGCTTCTACACCAACCGAGCACGCGCATGAACCAGATCGTCCCTGCGACATACGAGCACATCGAACAACTCGTGCCTCGTCTCCGCAAGGCCGACCTCCAGGAGATCGCCGCGGCAACCGGAAGTGACCCCGAAGGTTCCCTTGCGGTGGCCGTCGGTACGTCTCCGGTGGCCTACACCTGGCTCCACAAGGGCCGGGTGATGGCGATGTTCGGCGCCGCGCCATACCCAGGTCGCCCTGGAGTCGGGATTCCCTGGCTCCTGGGCGCGAAGGGGATGGACAAGCACAAGGTGTTCTTCGTGCGTCGAAGCAAGAAGTACCTGGCCGAGATGCTCGAACTGTTCCCCGTCCTGGAGAACTGGGTCGACGCCCGCAACACCTCCAGCATCCAGTGGCTCGCCTGGATCGGCTTCGCGCTCTCCGAAGTGCAGCCGTTCTTCGGCATCCAACGTCTTCCCTTCATCCGCTTCAACATCGCAAAGGAGCCCGCCCGTGTGTGACGCTGGCTCCATCATCTACGCCGCGGTTGCCATTGTCGGCATGTACGCGGCCGATCGTTCGCAGACGATCTCGAACCATCGCCAAGAGCGCGCCATGCGCGAGGCGAACAAGGTCCGCGAGGACCAGATCCACGACCAACAGGGCCAGCAGATCGACGAGCGTGCGCGTGCCGCGCGCCGTGAACGCGCTGCCGCTCGCGTGGCCGCGTCGGAGTCGGGCATCAACCTGGGCTCCAACTCGTTCCTCGCGATGCTCCAGACGTCGGAGATCAACCAGAGCATCGACGCCGGCCTAATCATGCACAACGAGAAGCAGCTCCAGGAAGCGCGCCGCACGCAGTTCAACTCGAACCTCGCCGCGCTGACCTCGAAGACGAACCTCGGCATGGGGATGGATATGGCTGGGGCAGGGCTCCAGGCGTACTCCGCATCCGGCGGAAAAATGTACCTCGGCAACCAAGCCGGTCCAGGCTAACCAGGAGGCTCAATGGCACGTCCTTACCAGACTCGCCCCGTGCGCCGCGTGCCTGTCTCGGTCGGCGAACAGCCGCAGCCGGAACTCCTCACGCCGCAACAGCTCGACGTCCGCACGCCGGGCCCCGAGACCTCGCCGCTCGCCGGCCTGGCCCAGGCGCTCGGCCTGGCGAACTTCGTCGTCGGCAAGAACGTCGAGGCGCGGCACGAGCAGGACTACAAGCAAGGCAAGGCCGACGAACAGATCGGCAAGGCTGACACCGCGTACGCCAAGCATCACAGCGAGTACGCGCGCGGCGCGTTCGAGACGCTGACGCTGGAGCAGTACCAGGCCGCCGAGCAGAAGGTGTCGCAGCGCGCGACGGATGATCTCGATCATTCGCTGCCGATCGACGAACAGATCGCGACGGTCGACAACTGGATGAAGGGCGAGCTGGGCTCGCTGGTCACCGATCCTCGCGCACGCCAGATCATCGGCGAGCGGTATCAGACGTTCATCCAGACCGCCGCGGCGAACATCCAGAAGCAGCAGCTCGAAGCGCACGCGCAGGCGGCGCAGGACGCTGTCCTCCAGGACGCCACAGTTGAACTTCAGCGCACCGGCGGTCTCTCCTGGGATCAACACTTCCACCGGCTCTACTCGCAGACGGGCGACGCCTCGCACGCGAACGAGCTGCTGGTCGGCGTCGTCGCGCAGGGCATGGAAGATGCCGCAGCGCGCGGCGAGGACTACCTGAAGTTCCGCGACCTGATCCCGGCGCAAGTCACCGGTCCCGACGGCGCGAAGCTGCCGGGTCCGCTCTACTCGCCGAAGTACCGCGGCATCCTGTTGCAGTCCGAAGCGAACGCCGAGCGGCTGCACGACAAGTTCTACGAAGAGAAGTACGCCGGGGAGCAATACCAGGCGTACGTCGACCTCGACCAGGATCTCGCCAACAACGTCCCGATCACGATGGAGACGCTGGCGGCGAAGGGTTACAAAGTCGGCACCAAGCCGGGCGACACGATGACGCCTCCGGTGGCCGCGCAATACATCCAGCAGTCGGACATCAAGCGTGCCGCGGCTGCGGCGAAGGCCGCCGAGCTGGGCAAGTACGACGACGCGCGCAACGTCATGGGCCGCTGGGCCGACGTGCGTCCTGCCGTCAACGACTACTCCGAAGACAAAATGAAGGACGCGGCGGATGCCTGGTATCAGCGCATCCTGGTCGGCGGCGGCGCAGAGCTTCAACAGCTCGGCGGCGTCGAGATGGCGAAGAACCCCGACCTCGTCGGCACGATCGCCAAGCTCTCCGCGCAGGAAGGCGTTCCGTATCGGCCGCTGAAGGACACGATGTCCTCGGTCAATCAGTTCGCTCCTGGCGACGTCACCGCTCGGCTCCAGTCCTACCGCATCCTGAAGGAGCGGGGCCTGGCCGGCATGTACGTCACCGACGACGCGGCGCTGATCTACGAGAAGGCTCTGTCCGCGGTCAATGCCGGCGAGAAGCCTGATGGCGTCGCCGACGCGATCCGCACGATGGGCGACAAGGACACCTCGGCGTACGTCCAGGACCAGATGCGTCAGTCCAAGCTCCGCAAGGACGGCGTCATCTTCGACACCGGCGGCGGCTTCCTGAACTACTTCGGGGACGCTCACGTCAACTCGCTGTCCACCCTCAATGGCCCGCAGATCACCGCGAAGCTCGAACAGCTCACCGCAACGGGACTGTCGAAGGGCCTGTCGCTGACCGAGGCGGAGACGTTCGCGAAGGACCGCATCGCGCAGACCCACACGCCCATCAAGATCGACGGGAAGTGGGCCGTGGTGCCCAACTCGGTGATCCCTGGTGGCGCTGCTGGTGCCCGTGTGGCGACCGAGGCGCTCGATTGGTATGTCGAACGGCTCCCGGCGCTCGCGAAGGCGCGCGGCATTCCGGCGGACGAACCGCTGGAAGTCCGGCCGGTGTATGGGCTCGGGTCGCAACTGGAGTTCGAGGTCACCCGCATGGGCGGCGTCGAGCTTACCGACACGCGCTTCAACCTGACCGGTCTGTTGCAGACCTTCTACCGGGCTAACCCGAACGCCACGCCGCAAGGCAAGGCGGCGGAAGTGCAGCACAACGCCGAATCGGCGCGTCGCCACTCCCGCGAATACAAGCCCCCAATGATGACCACCCGAGGACTTTAATGGCTGGATTCCCGATCGCCGAGACGGACAACTACGTCCGCACCATCCTGGGCCGAGCCGGGAAACTGCCACGCGAAGAGAACGCGCTGTTCGATGCGCTGGTCCCCCACGTCATGCACCAAGAGTCCGGCGGCAATCCGCGCGCGGTCTCGAAGGTGGGTGCCGTGGGGACCATGCAAACGATGCCGACCACGCTCCGAGATCCAGGCTTCGGCGTCACGCCGGCCAAGGATGACTCGGACGCGGAGCGGGAGCGCGTCGGTAAGGACTACCTGCGCGCCATGATCGCGCGCTACCCCGGTCGCCCCGATCTCGCCCTGGCCGCGTACAACGCCGGCCCCGCGCGCGCCGATCGGTGGTCCGGTCTCCACCCCTCGACCTCCAGTGGCAATAGCCCCTTCCGCGCATCGGCAGGCGTAGAAGAGTCGGCTCCGCTGGAGGAGCTGCTGCCGGAGCTGCCGACCGTCGATCGTTCCCACGAGGACACGCGCGGCAACTTCTTCTCGAACGTGGTCGGCCTGGATTGGTCGGTCGGCGCGGCCTCGCGCATGTTCGAGGACTCAGGCTATTCCGTCGACCCGAACTTCGACATCGGGGCCATCCCGGCGAAGGACTGGGCGAAGATCACCGAGGGCATCCCGGAGGAACTCCAGCCCAAGCTCGGCTCCGCGGTCTCGATGGCGCACCTCCAGCTCCTCGCGATGCGGACGCGCCATCAGCTCCAGGCCGAAGAGGAACTCGCCCGCTACGGCGGCTGGGGCGTCGCAGGACGCTTCGCCGTCGACATGGCAGATCCCCTCGGGCTCGCCATTGGTTTCGCCACAGGTGGCCTTGGGACCCTCACAAAGGCCGCGCGCCTGGCTGAAGCAGCCAAGGCCGCGACCGCCGCCGGCCGCCTGGCTGAGGCCCGTGTCGCCGTCGAGGCGCTCGGGACCGCTGCACGCGGAAGCGTGGGCAAGCACATGGCCCAGTCCTTCGTCGTCGCCGGTGCTGAGAACGCCGCCATCCAGTCGTTCCTGGACCAGGGCAACCTGACCCGCGACGGCTGGGACGTGGCCTTCGCTGGCCTCACCGGTGGCCTGCTGGGCGCCACAGCGTCCCGCGTGTTCCACGGCAGGGAACTTGGGGACATCCGCAGCGCCTACCTGCGCGAGCGCGAGTCCCTGAAGCTGGCCGAGCTGGACCACCAGATCGAGACCAAGCGTGCCGTGCTGGAGCACAAGCTGAAATGGCTGCACGCCAACAACGACGTCGAGAAGGCCCAAGGTGAACTGAAGGCCCTCGAAGGCCACATCCAGAACCTCCGGGACCAACACGCCCAGGGGCTCGCACGCGCCGTCCGCGATCGCCGCGAGGCGCTCGGGCCGCTCCTGG